GGCGTGGCCGTTCATGGAGAAGATGCCCGGCGACATCCAGACGCTGACCATCAAGCTGGCCTACACCCGGGACCGCACGCTGACCACGTGCTCGGCGTTTGCAAAGTGGGCTGTGGCGAACGCAAATGCGTTTTCCGCACGGTGATGGAACCGCTGCGCTGGCAGACGGAGACACCCGGGGTTTGGTTAGCCCTGACCCCGGGGAAACTGTACCGGGTGATGCCTACTCGCCGTGACCCCGCCGGGTCCAAGCTGTTGTACCGCTTCGCGGTGGTCCGCGCTGCCCGGGACGCTGGGGGGCTGCACAACCCGGCTACGGGTACGTGGGTCGCTTCGCTGGTCGGCAAGATGCCGGCCGGCGCCACGGCCTTCGACATGCTCACCGAGCACGAGACGCTGGACGCGGCAAAGCTGCATGTTGAGGCGTTATATGCCTTGGAAGGGGGATAGCATGGCAACGACCTATGACATGGATAAGCAGGTGACGTGCACCACCTGTCGAGGCGAGGGCACCATCGACGAAACACTCGGTGGTGAACCGTTCAGCAATCGCTACGCGAAGTGTCCCGACTGCGATGGCCGTGGGCACGGCTTCGCCACTTCCCCCAACCGCGTGCAGCGCGTCGGCCCGCTGGAGGTGCTGCGCGAGGAGCTGGACGTGTACACCACATGGTCGGCTCGCCTTGCCAAGGACAAGCACGCCTACTACACATGGGTGCTGAGCCACAACCGGCGCGACGGCTACCTATTCGCCGGGTACCGGGACCGCAACAGGACCAATGGGAACATGCTCGTGGAGCCCGGTGAAGCCGAGAACGTAGCCATGGCGTTGCTGGCACTGAACACTGATGCCCTCGTCGAACGCCTTCGCTAATCCCACGGGATTAGATATACTCACCACTGTTACTTGTTCACTTACTTCTGGAGACCTTCATGTCCTCAAACCTCGACGACCGCATCGCGCTCGCCTACTCCAAAATGGGCCTGCGTGAGCCCTTCATCGCCGCTGTCATGGCCCGCGTCAAGCGCGAAGTCAGCGACACTGTGCCCACCGCCGGCACCAACGGATCGTGGGTTCGCTTCAACCCAACGTTTTGTTCCGCGCTCACCGACGAGCAGCTGTTCGGCGTCGCACTGCACGAGTCGCTGCACATCGTGTTCATGCACTCGTGGCGCCGTGAGGGCCGCGACCCCTCGCTGTGGAACGTGGCCAACGATGCGCTGATCAACCAGTACATCCGCGAGCGCAACTACCAGCTGCCGGACGGCGTCGTGAACATCGGCTGGGTGACGGCCACCATGGATTCGGAGGCTGTGTACGAACGGCTGCGGCAAGAGCAGAAGCAACAGCAGGCAGGCGGCGGTGCCAAGGGCCAAGGGTCCGGCAAGGGCACACCCGATTTCGGCGCCGGTGGTTTCGACGGCACGGGTGATCTGGAGGACGCCGTGGACGAGGCTGGCCGCACAGACATGGAAGCCAGCATCCAGGCTGCTGCGTCGATGGCCAAGGCGTGTGGCCAGGGCAGCTCCATTGTCGACCGCGTGCTGGGCAGCGTCGCCAAGTCCGACGCGCCGTGGTACGAAGTCACCCGCAACATGCTGACCGAGAAGTCGGCCGCTGATTACACCTACCTGCGCCCCTCGCGCCGCCACATCGCCGCCGGCCTGTATCTGCCCTCGCTGCACAGCGAGGACCTGGGCGGGCTGATCATCGGCTTCGACACTTCGGGCTCCATGGGCCCGAAGGAGTGCGATCAGGTGGCGGCCGAGCTGCGCGCCATCGTCGACGACGTCAACCCCGCGTTTGTCGAGGTGGTGTACTGCGATTACGACGTCACCGCTGTGGAGCGTTTCGAGCGCGACGAGCCGCTGGACCTGCACCCCAAGGGTGGTGGCGGCACCCGATTCCAGCCCGTGTTCGAGCACGCTGCGCGGAGCGAAGACAACTACTGCGGCATGATCTTCTTCACCGACCTCGAAGGCAATCTCTCCGAGTGCGAGGAGCCCTCGTACCCCGTCATCTGGGCCGACATCGGCCGTTCACACCCCGAGGTGCCCTTCGGGCTTCGGGTGCAAGTTAATTTTTAAGGGAACACCATGAGCACCGACAACGAAATTCTGTCCCGCCTGCGAGACCTTCAGGTGGCCACCCGCGACCTGCAGACCAAGGCCACCCGCGCCGAGACCAAACTGGTGCGGGGCTTCGAGGAACTGGGCGTCAACATCAGCACGGGCGACGACTGGCTGACCGTCGACGACATCGACCGCACGGTTACTGTCACGACTCTGGGGCGCAGCACCCTCGTAATGCTGACCGACATGGCCCGCCGCGGCGCGACGCAGGTGGGCAAGGAATACACGATCCTGCACCGCGGCCGCGTGGCGGGGTCCGTGGTGTTCAACCCGACACGGTAAGGAGAACGATATGAAGCACGAACAACCCGAGCCGCAGCCCCACCTGTGGGACGGCACCCCGATGGCCGCGATGCCCTACGTCATCAGCAAGGAGAACTCAGTGCCAACCAACCACGACGAAACCCTGTGTGGTGAGCGAGAGCTTGCGCTGGTGGCGAAAGTTGAGGCGCAGGCTCGGCGTATTGCTGCGATGGAGAAAGATGCTGCTCGGTATTTGTGGCTGCGCAATAACTGGTTCACCATGGGAGCGGCTTACCCGGATGAAAAGGTTAAGTTCTACACCAATTGCACTCGTTGGTCAGATCAACCGGAAACGAACATTGACGAGGCCGTTGACGCCGAACTTTTGAAGGATCAGAAATGACTGAAAAACTGAGGGCGATTGCCATGTTGGACGAGATAGACCGGCTGAAGGCGGAGAACGCGGGGCTTCTGGCCATGAAAAGCGATCTGGCCTGCCTCGTTCAACGGCTGGCACGCAAGCACCACGACACCGCACTGGCGACCAAGGCGATGCAGTACGTGGTTAGAAAAGACCTGATCGGGGACTACATGCGAAACACGGAATTCGGCGTTACCGATGGCGAACTGCAACGACTCGTGGACACCATCAAGGGCCACGCAGCAAAGGGAGAAAGCCATGAGTGAAGCACTGAGACTGGCGGAATACTGTGAAGGGCTTGCATCCGAGATTGACCACTCACATTTCACGCACGACCTGCTTGCGTCAGCAGAAGCGCTTCGCCGCCTCGCCAGCGTGGAAGACGAGCTCCACCAGGCGCGGGAAGAGCTTGCAGCGCTGAGGGCCTCGCTGGGTGAGCCTGTGCCTGAAGTTGTCATCGCCCACTACGGTGGGCAAACCCGAGGTATTGGTTACAGCAAGCTGCAGGCTTTGGTAGACCCTGAAAAACTACCTATAGGCGCGAAGCTATACGCCATCAAGGACAAATCATGAGCAACACCACCGATGACCGGCGCTAGTCCGGTCCATGAATGAGTTGGGCTTAGGCCCGGAGAGGAACAACATGACCTTGGAAGAATTCGTCCGATCTGACATGCAGATGCTGCGAAAGCTGGCCGCTCGCGGAGTGGTAGAAAAATCGTACCTGGAAGAAACCGCTGACATGCGGTTGCTGGACCTGGCGCAACGCGCAATGCGAGAGAAACTGAGTCTCGCCAGGCGCAAGGGGCGCGGCGGCTGGTGGAACCAAGCTGAGTGCTCTATCGACCACCTCAAAGCACTGCTGAGCGATCACGTCGAGAAGGGCGACATGCGCGACGTGATGAACCTGGCCGCGATGGTGTACCTGCGTGAGGTCGCCGACGAGCAGCCCAACACCACGATGACCACCGCGCCGCGTGCGGTCGATTAACCAGTTCGGCACTGCCGACAGAAAGGAAACCATGAGCCAAACGCTGGAAGAACTGGGAGACGCGATCACAGACGCGCTGGCGACCAACCCCGTGCAAGACGTGCTCGGCGTGCTGTGCGGCGCGCTGGTCGGGCTGGTGCGCGAATTGACGATTCGGAGCGGCAACGACCCGGATAAAACCATCACGCTTGATGCAGGTCCGGGGCAACGCAAGATCGAGATTCACGCGCTGCCGAACACCGAAGTTGACCGGGCCAGCGGGTCCGGTCGGACGCAGAGTTAAACAGGAGCCCGAACGGGCAGAAGGAACCGAAATGCAGATGTGGATTGACACCGAGTTCAACGAATACAAGGGCGCGCTGATTTCCATGGCGCTGGTGGCAGAAGACGGGCGCGAGTGGTACGGCGTGCGCTTCTGCGATGACCCCGGCTGGTGGGTTGGCGAGCATGTGATGCCTTTCCTGAACAAAGAGCCGCAGCGCGACGACTATTTGCGCGCGTCCCTGCACGACTTTTTGGAGCAGTTTGACAGCGTGCAAATCGTGTCGGATTGGCCCGGAGACATCGCGCACTTCTGCAACTTCTTGGAGTACCGGCCAGGGGACCGCATCGGCCCGGACACGATGACTTTTGAGGTGCGCCGCGACTTGCCGGACACAGCGAAAACATCGGCGATCCCACACAACGCACTTGAAGACGCCCGGGCGCTGGCGCGCGGTGCATTGGCTGCTGTTTAACACAAATTCGGGAACACCACCCGTCGCATAACACCGCCACCACCTGACGCAAGCCATTGATCCACAAGGCTTCACCGAATAACAGAACTTGGAAACACAACATGAGCAACACAACAATCATCAGAGGACTTGCGGAGCGGATCGAGCGGGAAGCGCCCGCTGTGCCGGAGGTTGAATTTCGAGTCGCGGTAGCCAACCTGATTACCTCTATAGACGACCACCTACCAGACGAGGCATTTGCAATGATTCCTACAGCCGATTGGAACCGGGTGACCGCCCACCTTGCCGCACCCCAGCAGGCACCACAAGCCGCGCCCATTGCGCGACCACTGAGCGATGAGCAGATCAAGCACCTAGAAGTCTGGCCCCTGATGACCATCACAGAAGTCGTTCGCGTTATCGAGCGTGCCCACGGCATCAAAGGAGATTGAGATGACTCTTACCCCCGGACCCAAAGAGGTTGAGTTCAACGACTGGTATGACACGAAGTTCAAGCCGGCAATGGAACGAGGGCCGCTGGATAAATATGTCGCCAGACAGGCATGGTTCGCCAGCGCCCGCGCAATCGAAGCCGCAGCCATCGAGAGCTTCCTGAACGACAGCGGCCAGTACCTGACCAACGACGCGACACGCGAGGCAACCATTGCCGCAGCAACAGCCCCGCTGCTGGCACGCATCGCCGAACTTGAGCGACAGCTTTCGCAGCCTGTGGGTGAGCCCGTCTACCAATATCAGCGCGCTGATGGCTCTTGGATTGATCAGACTAAAGCCAGTCACGACTACAACGTTAGCCACGGGCAGGCCACTGTTCGGACGCTCTACACCCACCCAGCACACGGAAAGGATGCGCCATGACCTACCTCGCCTTCGCGTTGGGCCTCACGGCCGGCGCCTGCCTCGGCGTGGTCGTCGCGGCCATGGCGTTCGTATCCAAGCAGGAAGATGACAAATGACCAAACTCGTACCCAACAGACGTACCATGGTGAAGATCAACCGCTTCACACAGGCCAACCTGATCGCCCTCCTTCTGGAGGGCATGTACACCTGCCAGGAACTGGCCGAGGAGACCGGGCTGCACTACGTCACCGTGCTGGATTACACCCGCGAGCTGCACCGCGCCAAGGCCGCCTTCATCAAGTGCTGGGAGCCCGACAAGCGGGGCCGGTACAACCGCAAGGTGTATCAGGTGGGCATCGGCAAAGACGCTGTGCCCCCGCGGCGCACCGCCGCCGAGCGGCAGAAGGCGTACAGGGACAAGCTGGCCGAACACAAGAAGCTGACCGCGCTGGGGGTGACATGCGCTTCCGAGTAGTCACTGGCAACACCGCCCGCAACCCGGTGGCGAGAGCCATCGCCCGGCAGAAGGTGCACGACATCCTGCTGACAACCAAGCTGCGGGTGTATGTGCTGGAGGATGGCATGGACGACTCCCGCTTCATGCACGGGGTACTGAAATCTCTAGTCACCGTGGCGAGAGCCATTGAGCTGGGCCGCCAGCGGGGCTACCACCAGCTGACTCGCGACGAGACCCGGGACTTCAACGTCCTTCGCGGTGGGGTCTCCGCTCTGGAGCAGAACCTCACGTGCTGGAACAGCGCCAACGCCGTGGCCATCGAGGCTGCGGTGGACGCCTGCGAACGACTGAACAAAATCGCCCGGACCGACTGCATCGCCGATGCGGCCGAGGAGTTCGGCGTAACGATAACGAATAGGTAGGAGAACAACATGAGCGAACTCATCAAGTGGGGCGGCGGCCCCTGCCCGTGCGGGAAGGACGACACCGTGGATATTGAGTTGCGCGCTGGTATTTTCCAGCGAGGGGTGGCAGGAGAACTCAGCTGGGGGCACCAAGACCGTGGCTCGGACATCGTCGGCTGGCGCATGGTGAAGGAAGCCAACCACCCGGATCCTCTGCAGGTGCAGGTCGGTGGCGGGCACTACAAGGACATGGCCATCCAGCCCGTGGAGTTCATCCACGCCAACGGCATCGGGTACTTCGAGGGCAACGTCGTCAAGTACGTCTCCCGCTGGAGAAAGAAAAACGGCGTCGCTGATCTGGAGAAGGCCCGGCACTACATAGACCTGCTGATCGAGCTGGAGGGGCGCCGTAATCCCACGGGATTAAAGTGACGGCCTTCGCCATGGGCGAGTACCACCCCGAAGTCACCATCGTTGCCTTTTCCCGTGACGATCTCTGCGACATCGCAGACCTCGTTGCGGCGGGGCAACCCCTCGACGGTGTGCATTTGCAGCTGCACCTGCGGGGCAGTACACTGATCTTTCCCACGGGGGTGAGCGAGGCTCAGCTCCGACGACTTGTTGACTATGCTTCCGTGCTGGATTGGTCCGGCATGGAGAGGAGTAATTGATGAACGAACCGAAAATACAAATGTCCGACGAGGACTGGGACGCCATGCGACTCGATATGCAGGCGAAGGCCGCAGCGAACGGGCGGGCGAACCTCACAGGAACCAGCCTGATCCAGCAGATGGAAGAAGCGCGGCGGCGGATGTGGAAAGACCCGTTCGCAACGGGCTACGACCCGCGAGAACAACAGCTTCAGCGGTCGATACGCTACGAGCAGGAGAAGATGGAGGGGGTGGTTCGCGACATGGTGCGCCGCGGTGTCCGTGCGGAACTCGACCGCATGAACAGCACCCGCACGGCCATGGTGCAGCTGGAAGTCTGTGCCGAGGGCGGGTTCACCGTGGTCCACAACGGCGCCAAGTACGCCTGCGCTGACACACAGGCGATGACCGAGCGCATCGTCGCCATCACCGCCGTCATGGCACTGGAACAGATGGATAAGGAAAAATCATGAGACTTGAAATACTCCGGGCCGAGAACGGCTATGTGATGGTGCTCAGCGACGACGCCACTGGGCGAGGGAAGCGTTTCATCGCCGACGACATCGCCAAGGTGGGAGAGCTTGTTGTGTCGCAGCTCGCCGCTGCCGAACTCGATCGCCAAGATTGGAAGGCCACGGCGGACAAGTACGGCCCCGTCGAGGGCGTTGCAGCCAATATCCAGAAACCGCTGTGGCAGACCCCTATCCATGGGGCCGGCGCGCGGGATGACCCGTTGATGGTCGGTGGTTCCACCGGGGGTTACTGATGCCAGATATTTATACGGTGGATTTTGAGTCGATGTACGACACCGACTACTCCCTGTCCAAGATGCAGACCGAGGCGTATGTGGAGGACGCCCGGTTCGAGACCATCGGCATGGGTATCGGTAAGAACGACGGCAACATCCACTGGTTCACTGAGCCCTCCGACATCACCCACGTGCTGGACCGCATCAACTGGGACAACTGTGCTGTGCGCGCGCACAACACCCACTTCGACGGGCTGATCCTCTCGCACCGGTACGGCAAGAACCCGGCGCAGTGGCGCGACACCCTGGCCAGCGGACGCATGATGCGACCCCACTACCGCCAGCACTCGCTGGGCTACATGGCCAAGGCGCTCGGCCTCCCGGACAAGGGCAATGAGGTGATCGCTGCCAAGGGCAAACGCCGCGCGGACTTCACGCCGGCCGAGCTGCACGCCTACGGGGAGTACTGTAAGCTGGACACGGCCCTGTGCCGCACCATCGGCGACATCTTCGACCCCTACACGCCGGCGCTGTACGAGTACCTGATCGACATGACGGTGCGCATGTTCACGGAGCCCGCGCTGGTGGGCAACCGGCAGAAGATGCAGGAGTTGTACCAAGCCGAGCTGGACCGCAAGGCGCGCCTGCTGCTGGACGCATCCGTGGACCGCTCGATCATCATGTCGGGCGACAAGCTGGCCCGCGCGCTGCTGGACCTGGGTGTGGTGGCGCCGCGCAAGGTGAGCCCCAAGACAGGTAAGGAAACATGGGCGTTCGCCAAGACCGACAAGGTGTTCTGCGACCTGCTGGAGCACGAGGACCCACAGGTGCAGGCACTGGTCGCCGCGCGACTGGGTGTGAAGTCCACCATTGCCGAGACGAGGGCGAAAACTTACGCGGAGATGACGGACCGTGGCCCGCTGCGTGTGTTCCTGTCGATGTGGGGCGCCAAGACCACGGGAAGATATTCAGGAACCAACAAGGCGAACTGGCAGAACCTTCCGGCCCGTGGCCCGGCCGCCGGCCTGCGTGAAGCCATCTGCGCGCCGGTAGGGCACCAGCTGGTGGTGGGCGATTCGTCGAACATCGAGCTACGTACTGTCATGTGCTTGGCGGGGCAGTGGGACGTGGTTGAGAAGATCCGCAACGGGGTGGACCTGTACTGCGACTTCGCCTCGCGCCTGTTCGGCCGCACCATCACCAAGGCAGACAAGGCCGAGCGGCAGCTGGGCAAGGTCGCGTGCATCGCCGAGGGGCAACTGGTGCTTACGGACAAGGGCCTCGTCCCTATAGAAGAAATAACGCTGTCCCATTCAGTATGGGATGGGGTAGACTTCGTTCACCACGACGGTGTGGTGTTCAAGGGGGTGCGCGATGTCATCGAATACGACGGGATCACGGCAACAGCAGACCATGTCGTTTGCCTGGAGAACGGTGCGTGGTGCAAGCTCGGCGACGCCGCCGGTGCGGGTGCGCGAGTCGCTACAACCGAACGAGGTGGGGCGCCGGTTTGGTTCATGGGTTGTGCAATCTACGGAGCTGCGCGAGATGCGCGCGAAGGTGGATTGCCTGTGCGACTGCGGGCGGCGGACGTGGGTCGGGTTGGAGAGCCTGCTGAACGGAACATCGACACGATGCAAGGGCTGCGCTACGACGGCGCGGCACGCGCGGGACGGGGAGCTGCTGCACGCGACTCCGTTGGTGGCGGCGTTGGCACGGCGGGCGCAGGCCATGCGGGCTCGTTGCACACAGCCACAGAATCCGCGATGGGAGTCGTACGGAGGGCGAGGGATAGAGTTTCGGTTCTCGTCCGTGAAGGAGTGCGTGGAGCACTTGCTCACGCTTCCCGGGTGTTCTATGGAGCTGGAAGTGGATCGACGGGAGAACGCTGGGCACTACGAGCATGGGAATCTTCGCTTCGTCACGCGGGTGGAGCAGCAAGCGAACCGGAGAAATACGGCGCGGGTGCAGACCTCCGGTGGCCCAGTGCCGCTGGTGGATTGGCCCAGCCCGTACAGCCCTGGGCGCACGTACATCTACGCGGTGAAGCTGGACATGCCAGCCGAGGCGATCATTCGGCGGGCACAAACAGCCGTGGCAGAGAAACGGAAGAACTGGCGGGGGCTGCGAGACCGGCTGGCCGCGCTCGGGTATACGACATAGTCAACGCGGGCCCTCGGCACCGGTTCACCGTGTCCGGCAAGCTGGTCCACAACTGCCTGTCGCTCCAATATGGGGCGGGTGCCCCCCGCTTCCAAGAAATGGTCAGGATGGAGTCGACGCGGAACCCCGACATGAAGCCGATTTCTATAGAACGGGCAATGGAAGTGGTCGCGCTGTACCGTCAGATTCACCACAAGGTGGTCGACCTGTGGAACTACTGCAACGACGTTGTGCTTCCCGCCATCGCCCGCGGCGACTTCGGCCGCAACGTGGACGTCAACGGCTGGTTCATCGTGCAGAACGAAGGCTTCGGCCGCCCGGGTGAGCCCGGCGTCATGTACCATGACCTGCGCTACGACGCCAAGGAACGCGAGTGGACGTACCAGATGGGCAATGAGCGCGTGCGCATATTCGGGCCGAAATTGGTGGAGAATCTTTCCCAGCACGCTGCTATGATCATAGTCATGTGGCAGACCGCACGGATCAACACCAAGTTCCCGGTGAAGCTGTCGGTGCACGACGAGGCCGTCACGGTTCCGGAGGACGCGCGGGTGGCCGAGGCCAAGGCATACGTGCTGGAGTGCCTGTCGCTGGCGCCAGTGTGGTGCCGCGGTGTGATACCCGTGGCGGGGGAGGTCGGGGTTGGAACAACGTATGCAGGAGCGAAATAATATGACCGCCAACCCACAACGGGTTATTCCCATCATGCCGCTGTCGTACAGCCGGCTGTCCGTGTTTGAGCAGTGCGAGGCGCGCTTCGACTACCAGTACGTGTCCAAGCGGGTGCAGGACTCCATGAACGAGGCGTCGGCCTACGGGGACCGGGTGCATAAAACGTTGGAAGCGTTGGGCAACGCCGGAAAGCAGGGGCCAGAGGCAGTCGAACGCCTGAAGTCCGAGCGGACATCGGCTGAGGAACTGCAGACCATCACCCGCTGGGGCCCACTCGTGGAGCGCATCCTGGCGCAGCCCGGGGAGAAACTGTTTGAGTTTCAGATGGCAGTCAACAAGGCCCTGCAGCCCGTGGGTTGGTTCGCCAAAGATGTGTGGGTGCGGTCGATCGCCGACGTGTTAGTACGTGATGGGGATACTGCCTACGTCCTAGATTTCAAAAGCGGCAAGGTCAAGGACAATCCGACGCAGCTTCAGCTTTTCGCCGCCATGGTTCTGTGGCATTATCCAGAGGTGCAGAAGGTCAAGACGTCGTTCGTCTGGCTGGCGCACAACGAAGTTACGAATTCACATTACGAGCGCCGGTTTCTGGGCGCGCTCTGGCGCGCGCTGGAGCCCCGGTTTTTGCGCGTGCAGGAGACGATCGAGCTGGGCGTGTTCAAGACGAAGCCGTCAGGCCTCTGTGGTTGGTGCCCAGCCAGTCAGATCTGCCCGGACGCTCGTCCACCGAGAAGGAAATGAGATGGAAATGCACTCCGAAGCGGATGTGAAGAAAGCGGTCAAGTCCGTGTTCTCCAAGGTGTCGGTGCAGTACCCCAACAAGCTGTGGTTCTTCATGCCGCCCGCCAACGGCTACGGCCGCAGTGGTATCCCCGACTTCCTCGGGGTGTTCAACGGGAGGGCGTTCGCCGTGGAGACCAAGTTCGGCGCCGGCAAGGTGACGGCGCACCAGATGCGCGAAATCGAGGGGCTGACGCAGGCGGGCACACAGTGCTGGGTTGTGCGTGAGGCGTCGTTCGAC